TCAATTCAAAATGTTTAATACTCCAGCTACTATCAATAAGATAGATGTAAATACACTAAATGCAATAGCTAGATAGTCATGGCGATAGTACCACTCTTTAAAGTTGGTAACTGAACCTACACCATATAAAATGCCTAGAATAACCAAGGCAATATTAATTACAATCATTATTTATTCTCATGACTTTCTACATAGAGTAAAATACAAAAGGCGTCTGCCATATCGTCATTAACCTTATCTTCTGGAACAATACTATAACTATTTAATATCTCGATACTTTGTTCTTTTCGTAATGCACTTTTACCTTTGATTAAATGATAACCGCACCATTTGCTGTTCGGAATATCAACATATCCAATGTTATGACGATTGCGCATAACTCCTAAGAATGAACCGTTAGCTCTAATTAATGAGATGTTTCCCTTAGACTTGAACGTGATGATAGGTTCTTCAATATAAATGAAGTAGTCAAATAAGTTATAATGCTCAATGACTTCTGTTATACCGTCAGCAATTAATTTTGCACGTTCCAAAGGATCTTTACTTTTACCACCTGCGATTGAACCAACTACATACTCATTTGTCAGCGGGTTACGAAACGCATAACCAGTATTAGATGTACTGAAGTCAATTGCTAAGGCTTTGCTCATAAATCAGAACTCAATTCAATATAAAGTTCTTTGCTTAGTTCTCCAATATCAAATAAGTGTTTAACATAGTGTTCGTACTCAATCGGAGTCAGTACTTCTTTTTGTGCTAAAACATGTTCTTTATTCATTTCTTTATTCTCCCTTAAAAATTAAAGCTGTATCAAGATTAATCAAACCACATTCAACAGCGTTAAGTAAGAACTCGTTAAAGTCAACTTTTGACAATGTTTCTTGCTTAAATAGTAGCTGTTCTTCTGTCATTTGCTTATCCTCTCTTAACTTCTGTATTTATTATATCAAATGCACTTTTTGGAGTAGCGTTATCCTCTGTTATGTAAACTATGATTGACTTTGTAGGCATTTTATGTTATACTCTTTATAGGAGGTGACTATGGCTAGAGATAAATATCTGATGTACTTAAGACAGCAAGAATACAAAAAGCGTATTAAAATTAAAGTAGCTAACACAAGAGCTAGAATGAACAGAGAATACATGAATCAGCCAGCAGTAGACAAGGAAACATTAGAACTATGGAACAATCAGCCAGCAATACATTTTGATTTAGGAGGAAATAAATAATTGCCACCTTAGTGGCTTTTGTTTTACGCTTAACCGCAATTTGACTAGAAGTGGCAGAATGTAAGTGCATTGTGTGTCCTGTTTGTAAAGTATGGTATCAGTAAGCACAATTAGCTTATTGTTTGTAAGATTTCTAAAGGAATTCCGAAGTGTTTGATGTACTGGAATTATGAAAGGTTTAAGAAAACAAGAAAAATAAAATGTACGGAAAAATAATTATTAGTGTCCAAAATTAAAGGTTAATATATTCTACTACGTTTTTTTTTTTTTGCACATTAATAGCTAAAACCGAACAATAAATGTAAATAAATATGTACAAGCATAAAAACAATAGTTATTTCCGAACAATATTATTATTCTTGACAAGTCTAAAATAAAAGTATATAATTAATTTATCATCAAGAAAGGAGATAAAAACATGGCTAGACCTAGACAAGAATTTTGTTCTAATTGTAACGGAGAAAACCAAAAATGTAAATATAAAGATACTGGTCGTAAATGTCGTATCGGTAAAGCTAAAGGTAAAGCTAAAGGTAAAGCAAAAGGAAAGGCAATAGGCAAAGCTAAAGGCAAAGCTAAAGGCAAAGCTAAAGGCAAGGCAATTTCAAAAGAAACAATAGAAAAAAGAGACAATTATGATTCACTTCTGGGAGACTTTCAAACAGATTACTTGAATTTTATGTATGATAGAGCATTTAAATACTCAATAAACAAAGAAACAAATAAAGTTGAGTATGAACAAAAGTTTTATACAGTTTATTCTTTTGAAAGATATTTAAACAACATTAATCAAAAATCACTGGCAAGTTGGGCTAGAAGAAAATATGGAGAAAATATGAAAAACTTTAACACAAAAACAGATAAAATGACATCTGATGAATATGAAAAATTTATTTATAGAAAAACTTATGGAAAAAAAGATGACGCTATAAGAGAAAAATTAAATAACGAACAACCAAAAACAACGGATGAAATAGAAAAACTTCGTCTTAAACAAGAACAAGTTTCTAAAGATATTATTAGAACTCAATCATTAGAAGAGGCGATCGAAACAGCTGATGAAATCGAACGCAAACTTAAAGAATGTGATTCAAAAAGCATGACAGACGAAGAAGCCTTGAAAGAAATTGCTGACTTAGCTAATGAAATTGATTTATCTTGGTTCAAATAATATCTAAGATTTGATAAATATAAAATAAACGGAGAAAATAGATGAGTTATACAACAAAACACAAACCTTACAAACTGAAAAGCATTAAATGTAGTGGTTGTGGCTGGTCAATATCACACTGCATGGACTTAAAAAAAGAACAACTTAGAATAAAAAGTTTAAAAAAAGAAGTTGTAAAAGAATATATCCATGTAGATAACCCTAAATGTAAGCATTGCATTGAATTAGAAAAAAGGAGAAACAAAAAATGAAATCTAAATGTACTAAGTGTCAGGAAATGAGAAAAGCTAGTGGTTTAAGTTATTTAAAGTGTCCTAAGTGCAAACAAGAAGCTAGAGATGAAAGAAAAAAACTAAAAAAATTGTTTATAAAAGCGAAATGGCTAAAACTAATGATGAACTAAGAAAAATATCTAAACGATTAAATCAAGATAGTATAAACAAATTCATAAAAGAACGAAATGGAATTAAGCCTTGACAAATGTAAAATAATTTGATACTATGGTATAAGAAAAGGAGAAGAAATGAAAGAATTTTTATTTAATTGGTTTGCTGCAGTATTAGTTATTTTAATATTTTGCTTTTTTATTATCGGAGTTCCAACTTTAATAAGTTTTATAGGGTTACCAGACTGGGTAGTTTTTGCTTATTTATTTATTTTTGCTTCTGTTGTTTTGTCGCTTAGTGGAATGAAAGACTAAAAGGAGAATCAAATGATTAAAATTATTAGTAGTGAAGAATACGCAAAATTAACAGGAGATGTTGATTATTGGTATGAAAAACTATCAAAAGAATATCCTTGGCTTAAAAGTTTATATATAATTAACGGAAAAATTAATTTTAAATAGTATTTAAGGCTTGACTTTTCAAGTATTTTTTGTTATTATATACTAAAGGAGAAATAAATGAATATTATTTTAAAAAGTTTTTTGATAGCTTTAGCGTGTTTTGTTTCATTTTGTATTTTTTTATCAATTTTAATTTCACTTACATTATTACCTAAAGTTTATGCTTTAATAATCCTTGGGATATTACTTTTTGTTATAATTTGGGTATCTATATATATTTTATTTGAATACTAAAGGAGAAGTAATTGACTAACATATTTAATAAAGTCCAGACAGCCAAGCATTTAAAAGAGCGAGAAGACTTAATAAATTTAAAAGATGATTGGCTTATTGATACATTAATGCCTAGTTCACAAGCTGGCATTTTAGTAGCACCGTTTAAGTCGTTCAAAAGTTCTCTAGCAATGCACATGGCTTTGATGGTATCGCAAGGATTACCTTTTTTCGGTTATGATACTAAACGTAGCAAAACTCTATATATAGATAACGAGGACAGTGATCGTGAGTTAAATAAAAGGCTTAGAAATAAAGATACTGCACCAGAAGACTTACATTTTTTGACAGGTGGCGAGTTTATGCTTGATGATTCGCACCACATGAATTTATTATATGAGTACATCAAAGAAAATGACATAAAATTTGTGATATTTGATAACCTAATGACAATGCTGCGAAATGGAGATATAATTTATAGTAAAGACTTTGAACCAATGCTTAGAAGAATTACACGGCTTAAACTACTTTTCCAAGATGTTACCTTTTTACTGGTAGCTCATGCAAACAAATCAGCTTATGCAAACTCAATGGACGATAAAGCCTATATGGTAAAGCCTAGCGATGCCTTGGGTGGTTCTACTCTTACAGCTTGGGCAGAGTTTATGTTGATGTTAAGCCCTAAACGTGGAAAGCATAACGACTTCTCTAAGCTATCAGTAAAAGCGCGTGGATATCAGTTTGATGATGATTTAAACTTTTCTTATGTTGATTCAGTATTTACTTGCGTTAATAAATCAAAAAAAGAACCAGATAGCGAACTAATTGAAAAAGTCAAACAGGAAACTCCACTCGAAACGACAAAAGAATCGGCACAGGCTTTCTTAGACTTAGCTAAAGAGCAAGGAAAGGTAATAGAAAATGATTAATTACGAAAACAAGGCAATTAATTTACACGCTGAAGTGTATGGCTGGCTATATCGTGCATTAGATGAAATGGTGAAAGCTGAATGGCATAATGACGAGCTTTCCAAAGTATGGCTTAATCGTGCTGAATTTCTAGTCAGACAGTCTAAAAAATTGCATACAGCTTGCGAAAATGATTATTCCAAACGTGCATTGATTAGGGCTTTGCAATTAAAAGCAGAAATAAATGAAAAAATATCATCTAATGCTTGATAATAAAAAATAATTTTGGTATAATAGTATATATAAAAATAAAGGAGAACTAATGATAACATCTTTTGAACAACTAGCTGAAAGGCGATTGATAACTTTAAATTATCACAAAAAAAATAGTCAACAGTATATCAATAGCTTAAATTACTTTGAATATGCTCGAATGTACTTCGAGAAAAATGGCTTTCCAGAAGATAACAGACGAGTTTATCAAAGCGGCAAACGAAAAGGCCAAAAAGTTGGCTGGTCTGATAAAGAGGAAAAACAGCAGAAAGAAGACATCAGGAATTTCATATATGAAAAGCAACTTCAAAAGTTTAAGAGCCGAAGAAAAAGCAAGTAAACATTACGCTAGAGGTGTCAGAAAGCTATCTAAAGAGCTTGAAGAAATGAACGAAACAAAGTATAGGGCTGGGCCCAACGAGTGCCTGTATGGCTTAATAAGTGACTTGTGGAACTATTGGGGCGAAGGTTATATCCTACCAATGCTTAAGTATAATATTGAAATTACAAGACAAGGCGATGTATTTATTATAGAAAGAGGAGAAAATGGAAACAATTAACATTAAGTTTGATGAAAAACAGCTTGAAGAAGTTGTTAAAAAAATTACTGAAGAACCGAAAAAAGAAAAAGCTAACTTTTATGAGCTTTCAGATACAAAGCATGAAGAACTAAAAAAATGGTCATTAATGTATTTAGAATTTAATGAAGTAGATGATACAAGTAATAAAGGTAAACTTTACTTCGGACATTTGTTTAATACTTTATCAAAAGAATGTGCATCAGATTTTGACTTCTCTGAATATGGTCGTGAGCAAGTAGAAAAACTTAAAAGCCAAGGCTGGAAAGAAGAGGTTTTCTTAAATGAGCGTATTTGAAACCTTAAGTGTCATCAATGTCAATGACAAAAAGAGTAAAAAAAACAATCTTGATTATTTGAGTTGGGCATTTGCTTGGGCAGAAGTAAAAAAAGTATATCCTGAAGCTAACAGTAAAGTTTATGAAAATGAACAAGGGTTAAACTATCACACAGATGGTCGTACAGCATGGGTTAAAGTTGGTATGACTATTGAGGGCTTAGAACATATTGAGTATTTGCCTGTAATGGACTTCCGCAATCAATCTATCCCACTTGAAAAACTGACTTCTATGGACGTAAATAAAGCCATTCAGCGTGGACTTGTTAAGGCAATCGCTCGTCATGGTTTAGGGCTATACATTTACGCAAATGAAGATTTGCCTGACTTGACAGAAGAGCAGAAAGAACTTGAAGCTGAAAAGCAACGACTTAGAGAGATTCAGCCGCTTATCAAACGAGCTGAACAACTAGGATACCAAAATATTGACAGCTTGAAAAATAAGACTAAAAAAGAAATTACCGACATCATGAAGATTTGGTTAGCACAGCAAGAAGCAGAAAAAGGGGAATAATTAAATGGCAATCATCACAGTTACAGCACAAGCGAACGAAAAGAACACACGTACAGTAAGCACAGCAAAAGGCGACAAGAAAATCATTTCAGTTCCATTGTTTGAAAAAGAAAAAGGCTCTAGCGTAAAAGTTGCTTACGGTTCGGCTTTCTTGCCTGACTTCATTCAATTAGGCGATACCGTAACGGTCAGTGGACGTGTACAAGCTAAAGAGTCTGGCGAATATGTAAACTATAACTTTGTTTTCCCTACGGTTGAAAAAGTGCTCATTCATGACGGAAATGTCGCACAAGCACAAGCTAAACAGGACTTATTTGGAGGAGCTGAACCGATTGAAGTTGATTCGGAAGATTTACCATTCTAGAAAGTTGGTTTCATGTACACAGCAGAAGAAAAAGAGCAAATTATCGACATCGTGGATAAGATGAGCTTACTTAAACAAGACTTTGACGGAGCTTTCACTTGGATCAAGGAAAATGTATCAATGCCATTTGACTTTGACGGAGAACAGCAATTTATATCAGACTTGAAACAGTTAGTTAAAATCAACGCTTTAAAGTTTGGTAAAATATATGAAGGAGTATTAAATTGACAACGTTAAGAGAACTGCACAAAAAACTTAAAATTAAACAAACGCTTGATAACTACGTACGCAATACAAATAAAAAATATAAATATAACTTTGTTCCTGATGAAATTCTTGGCGAGGGAATGGCTAAACTAATCGAGCTTAACACTCAAGGCAAACTTGGACGACATGCGCAGCAGATTGCTTATATCAACCATAATTTGAGCTTACAACGACAAAAGGAACAACTGGAACAAGCTAATGAACGACTTGCTAAACTTGCTGAGAAAGCCCAAAAATTGCTTGATACGGAACTTCTGAAAGATAGCTACATCGAAACGCTTGAAATGTTTAGTAAATACCATTCAGCAAAATATAATATGTGGGACGAACCAGAAACTCCAACTAAAGTGATTGAGTTCATGGAAAAAAACGGTGTGAAGCAAGGTAAATGGTTACGTCATGAAGGAGTTGACGCTTGGTTCAAAGAACGAATCATCTGGTTCAAGAATAAATTGAAAGAACAATAATATCATATAAGACTTTAGGCTTTACAGCTTAGAGTTTTTTTGATATAATAATACATATAGTTAAAGAAAGAGGAAAAAAATAATGGAAGTAGTAAGATATAAAGAAAAGTATTTAGTTAGTGATAAAGGAGATGTATATGAAGAAAATAAAAAATATACAAGAAAGAAAAAACAAGCAACTGATAAATACGGCTATAAACTAAAAGGGCATAAAATAGAGGTAGTAAAATGAATTTAATACAATGCCAAACCTGCGGGGCTTCCGACTTTACTAATGGTAAATGTGATTATTGTAGAAACCAGTACGAAGTAGATGAAGATAAAGTATTTTACGGTAATTCAACAGAAGATGATTCATCATTAGATGAGGATATAACCTTTCAAGAAACTCCTGCTGGTAAACTAATACTTAAAATCATGATCTACACTTTAGTTTCTATTGTTTGGTTTGCTGTAACTGTATTCATCCCACCGCTGTTTATAATAACAATTATTTTATTAGTGGTTTATTGCATTCATCGCTTGATAAATAAAAAGAAATAGCTTATAATAGCATATATGAATAAAGGAAAAATACAAATGGATATTGTAAACAAAACAGTTGAAAAACTCCAAGAAGAACTAGAGAGTTGTATTCAAACATTGATTAAAGCAAGCGTAGCAGCAAATATCACTCAAGATATTGTTGTAGGAAACATTGTAGACAGAAAGCTTGCGGACCTAGCTAAAACCAATAAACTTGCAGTTGATTATATCGAAAAAGTGACTGGAAAGGATATTGATGTTGTAATGGCCGAGAATGTAGCACTTGAAGAGGAGGAATAATGACAAGAAAATACTTTAACGACGAAAGGTATTGCTACTGCTTCGATATACCAACGAGTAATGGCTTAGGAGTTTGCAAAGGTTGTAGAGGATACATGAACGTCTGTTATAGTTGCGATCGCTGTTTACACTGCTGGTATACATCACAGATTGAACTGTTTACTGAATATAATGAACCTAAGTTGCTGGAACTTATAGAAAAATGGAATAAATTTTACCAAATTAGAAAGACGAGGAATTTTAATGCTTAATTTAGACGAGAAGAAAATCAGAAAAGGCAAACCAATCGGACTACCGTATCAAGGGAGTAAGAAAAAGATAAGCAAGAAAATAGTTGAAATTATTAAACAGAACTTTGGCACAGACAAGCCGATATACGACATCTTCGGAGGTGGCGGAGCAATTACAGCTGAATGTATTTTAAATGTCTTAGACGTCCATTATAATGACTTAGACAAGGATATAACCAACGCATTTGAACGAGTTGTCTCTCAAGACCGTGAATGGATTAAAACGCTAATTATTTCACGTGAGGAGTTCTTCGAGGTTAAAGCGAAAGAGAACAAGACAACAGATGACTTTTTGAAGTTGCTGATTAACTCTTTCGGTAATAATAAGAGATCATACTTATATTCTAAAGAAATTTCAGACTTAAAATATAATCTAGCTAAAGAAATTATTGAAAAGCATGACGTTTTTAGCGGTTATAAACAAACAGAAACATATAAGAAAGTTACTTCTGGACTGGACTGGAATTGGTTTAACGCTAAGCCAGAAAAGTATAAACAAATTCAACAATTTGAACGACTTCAACAACTTGAACGACTCCAGCAATTAAATAAAATAAAAGCAACAAATAAAAGTTATCATGATTTTAGCGAAGTTTCTGGAGCTATATTATATCTTGACCCACCTTATGAAGGAACTTCCCAAGATAGTTATATCAATTCGTTCAATAGTCAAGAGTTTTATGACTGGGCATTTGAAATGGCTAAAGCTAACATTGTAATAATTTCAAGTTATTCGATTTCAGATGAACGCTTTGAAGCTGTATGTTCCTTTGACAAAGCACGTAGCACTTTCCAGAACGGAACAAGTAACAACAGAAAAATTGAAAAGTTATTTATGGTTAAAGACAGTTAATGTTTGACAAAGTAAAAGTAATTTGATAGAATAGTGTTATAGAAAGAGGTGCAGAGATGACAATTACTGAGCAGCAATTCTATGACATGCTCAATGTTGATGAACACATGAATTTTACAAATAGAATCCAAGAGCTTGTTTTTGATAAAAAAGGACGTGAAGAATTTTACTCTAAAATCTTAAATATCCACCATGACATGGGAGTTGATTTCTTTAGGGACTATTTTATGGCTCATTCAGCTGTTTCTTCAAAAGGGCAGCATTATACACCAGATGAACTTGGTAAGCTCACAGCGTTGCTTGTAGGTGGTTCTGGAGGTGCTGATTTAACTGGAGCAGGAACAGGAACTTTAATCATTCAAAAGTGGCAAAATGACCGAATGAATACAGACTTTTTTAACTATTTACCAAGTAACTACTGGTACCAAGCGTTAGAATTATCAGATGAAGCTATTTCATTCTTGATTCATGCCTTTGCAATTCGAGGAATGAACGGTGTAATTATTCATGGGGACTCATTAGAAATGGCTGTAAAACAAGTTTATTTCATTCAAAATAGCGACAACAACCCGATTGGCTTTTCAGAAGTAAATGTTATCCCTCACAGCAAAGATGCAATGGAATTTTTAGGTATTAATGAATGGACGGAACAGGCAATTGAACATATTGAAAGTAAATTTCCTGACTGGATTCCACTAATAGAAGAAAATTAAGGAGAACAAAATGAAATTAGTTTTAGAAACAGCAAAAACTTTGACAATAATTATAGGTGTCATCTTTACATTTATAGTTATTGCTTGGCTGGCTATGCTTGCAATTTTGAGTATTACATGGCTTGGAGGAATCATCTAATGAATTTTAAAAAGAATCGGCACTATGCCAATGAATACGGCATGGAACTTAACGAATACTTTAAACATAATTTTAACTATGAAGAGCTTGCAGGTTGGTATGCAATGCAGGTATTAAAGTATCTAGTAAGAGCTGGTAAGAAAGAGGGCGAAAGCTACGACAAGGATAGGAATAAGGCTTTAGACTATGCCAAAGAACTTGCTAACTTAAGTAACGAGAATAAGCTCACACACTACACTACTGAAGATATTATGGGCTTTGCACAAGATATAGCTGATGATTTTAAACAATGGAAAGGCGAATAAAATGACAGAAAAAATTATTATCTCTAAAGAGTTGAACGAATGGCTAGAAAAACATCAAACGTTAGATACTGATGACACAATATATAGTAAACGTTTTGGCAGAGAAGTTTTCGATAAATTGTATGAAGAAGTAGAGGTTAGCGATACAGAGAAGTATGAAAATATTTTAGAAGTATTTGGCTTAAGTGGGTATACTAAAGAAGCTCACTTATGGTTATTATTGAATCGTGATAAATGGGAAGTAGAAGAAGAAGAATTATTTTATATCTGTATTCCAGAACCTGATAACGTTAATGCTTGGCTACCTAAAGACGGAGGTATGGATTTCTATTCTCGGCCACCTATCAATGAACGTTATAAATGGACACAAGAAGAAATTGATAAACATGAAGTAGCTAAGTATTTACAACATTTTAAAAAGAAAGTAGAAGAATAAAGTTAAAAATAAGAGTTAATGTTTGACAGCATTAGCTTTTTTTGTTATAATTAGTCTTATAGAAAGGTGGTTAAATAATGGCAATGCGAAAGGATAGGGAAATAGTAGCTTATAACCCTATTACAGAAGAAGAGTTACACTTTAGTTGTAAAGCTCAATGTGCTAAGTATTTCGGACTTAAAGCTAATACAGTTGTCAAGTGGTTTGATATTGGTAGACCTATAATTGAACTGCTAAGAGAGCAAGATAATAAGCAGGCAGCAATTGAAAAGCAAGACAAGCTAAAAGGTTTTGAATTATTTACGATAAAGGAGTGGTTAGATTATGTGTAAGAAACGCAAATACACAAAAATGGGCGCTTTATATTCAATAGTAAGTGCCCAACATGCTAAAAAGAGCAAGAAAAACAAAAATGATAAAATACCAGTTAGAGCTTATTACTGCAAATGGTGCGCTTGTTATCATTTATCAAGTCAGCAAAGGCTAAACATCAAGACAGGAGTAATTGGATAATGGAAGATGAATTTACATACTACAAAGTTTATTGGTTTTTTAAAAATTCAAAATTAATAAAATGCCGTAAGTTTTATGATAAAAAAAGAGGCTTTGAAATGGTATGAATCATTCCCACAGGAAGAAAGATATGAAGTTACTAAGCATACTGAAAGCATTGAGGTCATAGCATAATGAAAAACGAAGAATTATATGAAAGAATCACTAGCACATTAAAAGAGCAAGGTATCGGAATAAATCAATTCGAATCAAAAGTTAAAGCTGAAACAGGTAAATATCCTAACTTAAAAATGACTAAATCACGTTTGAGTTTACCGAATACCGTAGCGTTCCCTTATCTTACTGTGTTTTTCAATGATGATGAAATGCACGAACTTACCCTTAAAAAGATTGATAGCGTAGGAGATAACGGAGAAGCGTTTGACTTACTAGATGAGATATTGTCTAGTTTAAAGCCAAGTAAAGAGTATCTATATAAGCAACGATTGAAGCGCAGAATGCAAAGGGAGGCAATGAGATAATCTTACACAAGTACACAAGTGAAATTAATAGTTCAAAATATCCACGGTCAACAGCTCGAAAGATTGCTAACGACTTGAACAAAAAAGACCCTTTTAATAATTATCTAGTCAGCTTTGAACTTGGTTCTAAACGGTATATTATTGAAAAATTTGAAATTAGAGGAATGAATAGATGAAACGTTTTTACATAGAAGAAAATGATGAAGGCAAAGAGATTAAGCGAAAACTTACAACTTTTGCTAATGACGACTTAACACAGCTTTCAGATGATGAACTAGAAACATTATATTATGAATCATCGGCTCAATTTTTAGCTAAAGCAATGCACTTTATGAAGATTGAGAATGAACTGTTTTCAAGAAAGAATGTAATTGTAAGTGATGAAATTCTAATAAATACTGGCAATAATATTATTGAAGCCATTAATCAGGTAAGCAATTGAAACATAGAAAAGAGTATAGCATGAAATATGAGATTTGGTATAGCGCAATAGACGGAGATTATTATAAAACAAGCAACACGCTAGAAGAAGCAAATAATGATTTTGCGTTTGTATTAACAATGTATAGGCTTGTTCCTTTATTTGAAATGCGTTTAATTGAAATTGATTCACAGGGCGAATATAAAGTTATTAAGTCATTTAAAAATATGAAAGCAAATAATAAAGACATAGCTATGGCGAAAGCATATTATAATTCACGTACACATAAAGGAGAATAAATGAATAAAACTAGATATAAAAGAACCTTACAATGAAAAAGAAGTGAAGAAAATTAAATATAAAGAAATATAAAAACAGCTATAAAGCTGTCTTTTTTTTTATTTTGAAGTGTTAGCTTTACCAAATTCATCATCTAATTCTTGTTGATAAACTAAATCCGTAACATCTGCTACCTTTTGGAATGTTCTTAGTAATCGTACCGTTTTGATCCAGCGAATAGTCACACCGTCTGAAATATAAGCACGTTTAGTATCTACAGTATTAAATAAAATCATTTTCTTTTTTCCTTTTCCTTTTTCTTTGTTTTGCCCTGTAAGGCGCTTGTTCAGTTCTGAGATAAAGTATGAGCGACAACTTTCTACCGTGCCACCGTGTACCTCTACGGAACGTCTAGGGCAACTTGTACTTGAAAGTTCTTGGTGTAGCTTAACAGTATCACGATTAGGAGTTAAGCCCCATTGTTTCATGTACTTAGCTACATCATCTAGTACCGCTTGTTCATTCCTCAAGAACTGATTTAAATCGCCCTCTGACTGGCATACTTCCCAACTTGCATAATTTGCATTACCGTATGAGTTAGCGCAATGCCATGCCATATTAGAGAAGTCAGAAGCCTGCAATCGTCCGTCAGAAGCAATATAAACATGAGCAAAGCCATTTTCCGGGTTGTGTGTAGGTAACCAGTTGTTGTAGAAGCCAGCGTTAGCACCGTTTGAGCCTGCGTCATTGTGAATTACAACCCCAGTAGGATTATGCCCACGTACGCCAGCATTAGTTATATTCATTCTTTTTTATCCTCCGTTTGTTCTTCTTCAACTTCTGGAATATTTACTCCCTCTTTTTTAAGAACTTTAACTAAACCAGCGAACATAGGGCTAATACTTGCAATCAAATAAATAAATTGACCAACAAAATATAACAAACCTACGTTAAGCACGATTTTAGCAATATCAGAAGTTGAGGGTGTTTGTGTAAAGTAAAAGACTGCATACAAAACCCACAAAGAGACTATTACCGTTAAATCAATTATAAGTCTACGTTTGAAAGGTGGATCCATTCTTTCTCTATCTTTTACCCATGTAGCAAACAAAATCGCTAAAATCAAGACAGTAATTAATATCATTTTTGTAATCATAAAGGTTACTCTTTCTAATTTCTATAAAGTTTTACAATTATTTTAACTCTTGTGGCTCCACCACCTCGTCCACTGACAACTCTTTTATCAAAAGTATATTGTTGACCTTTTTTTAAACCAGTAAATCCAGCGGAAGTTGGCATTGCTATGGCTTGGCCATCATGTCCTTTTGTGTACCCAGTTATTTCATACGTTTTTGTTACACCATTAGAACCGTCAATTCCGATTTCCCATTCTCCACCACCATATCCCCAGCCATGATAAGAAAGCGTTACTTCTGCGATGCTATCATAAGGCGCTGTAATTGTGATGGTATCGCCAGCAGTTGAAAATGTAGAAATATACGAGTCTGCGAAGCCTTTCATTTCTAAGCTATTTGTGATAACTTTATCTAAATATGTTACATTATCAGGTGTTTGGTTGCTTATTACTCCTATTCCATTTGTCGTTCTAATGTCTATTACTACTTTTAGTACACCTGAATTGTTGTTCAAATCAACATTGTTACTTTTGTCTGTGCTTTCTGCTGAAAGACTTACAGGGTGTGTTGTTTGTGTTAAATCAATATTTGCATGAATATAGTTGACAGAATTAGGCTTTAGGGCTACTGTTTCGTTTAATAGTTCAAAATATCTACCTCCAGCAATAATTGAAGTATTAGTATATTGTACATTAAGAGCTGTATTTAACGGACTTGTCCAGTCTTTGCGCCTAATAGTTCCGTAGTCCATTCCTGTCAACATCATGTATAGTTTTCCGTCATTGTTTGAACCTACCGGAAACTCTGTACCATTCGGACTGAAAAATGTAAAGTTTTTAATTGTCATTTTTAACCTTTCTTGAAATTATCTTTGCTTTATCTAAAACTGGGTTATCAGTAATTGATAGCTCTAATAATCTAAATTTTCTACCGCCATAAGGATAACCACCAATTGATACAAATTGACCGACATCGTACAAGAGCGTAGTTTCGATTCTAAGCGTGTTTTTGCTATTGTAGTACACTTTACCAGATAATAGTTCTAAATGGTCTTTACGTAGCTCTCTGTGCCCTGTGAAGCTATCTATTCTATATTTATCGCCATAAGTAGCTACATACTCATATAACATTTGGTTTGTTTCCACTTTCTACAAAAATAAGTCTATCATTGAACTCTGTTTTAACTCTGTCTGCTATATATCCTGAATACAGTTTACCGTCATACCATATATCAACCAAGTCATTAACATACAAAGGCAATAGCTCATTTTGATTAAAGAATAATCTTGTGACTATCGTAGAGGGAGAAATTTCAGCCTTAATAGTAGACATATCAGGAGGGTTTCCATGGTCATCTCTATCATAAAACAATGTTTTAGCCACCCTTACTTCTGGCAGGTCTGTACCGTCTCCGTGATAAGTGCTATAATCTATGATATCGCCGTTGTTTTTGGCTGTATACATTTTAGGAGGGTCTACGTAGTCATCTGCATTTGAACTTTTAACGAACACAACAGCAAAATTATAAGCTGAACGTTCTACTATTGTTTCCGTGTCCATTGACACATTTTGCTTGAAATCTATCCTTGTCGTGATTCTATTTCTATTCCAGCTCCTAGAAGCGAAGTTAATGAATAACAAGTTTCTAGGGTCTGTTTCAGATGAAGCATGTTGAATGGTTGTAGTTGGTTGAAATTGAACCTTGGAAAATATCCTTTTAGCTACGTCACGAGCTGTTGAAGTTTCCGATTTACGATTAATTGTAGCTTTTCCAGAAAAGATACTTGAATTAAAGAAATAACCATAACTCATTAAATTATTTTTATTAGGGTCAATTAGATAGTCAATGATAGCGGAGTTTGTCGTTTTAGTTATTGCATTCGGAACATCAAGGCTTTCAATCATTGCCCAAAAATAGTTCTTTAATGTAGCTTTGTTGCTTTCATCTACACTCGTAACAAGGTAAACCATATCTAAGTTAAGTTTTCTCTTTTGACCTAGAGCTTCTTCTATCGGAACAACTTCAGGAAAAAGAATTTGAACAATATCCCCAACTTCTACTGAAACGGTCAATGTAGCCGATGAAGTGTAAAGATAACCGGTCTCCCACAATTCATAGTTAATAACTTGACATCTTGCCCTTGGTATTGGTAGCCCTCTTTTTTCTTTTTTACCATTAGGAAGTTTAAAATCAGATATATTATAATAGTTAGGGTTAAAGTTATCATAAACGTTAGCTTCTAACATTAAATGAAGTCCGCCTTTCTCTTGATTTTAAATTCTGCCTTGGTAAGGTTGATTAGTTCCATTTGACCTTTTTCAATTATACGAGTTCTATATCGTTCAAAGTCCATTACATGGAATAAATTTAATGAAGTCGTTCCGTTCCAGCCTTGATAAATTTCATCATTTACATCTGTATTGATTAAAATATAATCCTGTACCTGTTCCGTCTTAAATACAATCGCAGTATATTCATTTCCAATATCATCTAAAAACCTAACTCCAGTAGATGTTTTAGGAAGTTTTGGATATAATATCCCCATAAAACTAAATATTTCTTCTTTTATATCCCAACGACTTAAACGGTCTATATCTGACTCTCCATAATAAGTGTAAGAAGTTCCTTTGACATATTTATAGTTTCCTGGTGCTGTTCCACCATAAATTTTAGACTTACCAGCAATAACTTTACCATTTTGTATTTTGTCAAAAGTTAAATTTTCGTAAGTATACCACTTTGTGATTACATCAAAAGTTATCTTTTCGCTGAAAGTTCCATTTTTACCGTAACCCTCTGTCTTTGTGACATCTGCTAGAGCTAAGTCAGCATATACCTGAAAAATTTCCGTTTGATATTCAAGTGTAACGAATTTTTTGCTAAGAATATCGCTTACGAAGTCTTTCATTAATTGATAATTTTCTTCTAAACTTTCGCCAAACGTCTCTAATTTGAACTCTATTTGTGGTTGAGTAATTGAACGAGTTCCCATTACTCCGACGCCATTACTTTGCCAAATATTATTAGTTGATTGTAACCCTAAATTAGAGGGCTGGTAAAATCTAACTTTTCCATTTGTAACGTCCCAAACTTTGTCGTCCGTTCCGTCTAAGTCGGTATGTATTTTGTACTGTCTTACCATTAAGCCCTCCCTAGTTCAAATTCTCGTCTGATTGCTCGTGCTAAGTTAGAAACATCTTGACCAGCACCGCCTTGTACGTTGAATGTGTTATATGTTCTATTGTCGCTTGATACGCTGTTCGTACTCAAACCGTAACCGCTAGAAGATAAATTAACATCTGTTAAGCCCACTACCATAGAGCCTTTGAATAGTCCGCCAAGTTTTCCAGCGATACCATTAATAGCTCCTGATATATTGTTAATTGTATTTGTTACACCACCTAGAGCGCTGTTTATCGTGCTACTGATCCCGCCGAATAGTCCGCTAAAGAAACTACCAAGCCCACTGAATACTCCTGTTATTGCATTATAAGCATTAGAAGCGAACCCACCAAAGGCGCTGAATACTCCACTAACTGCATTTCTAGCACCATTGAAAACTCCACTAAAGAAGCTACCAACTCCACTAAATACACCTGAAATTGCTCCCCAAGCGCTTGAAGCAAAGCCACCAAGAGAACTGAATACTCCACTTACTACACCGCGAACAGCGTTGAATATGCCACTAAAGAAACCAGCTACTGCACTCCATATTGACTGAACAACTCCCCAAGAGCTAGAAGCAAAACTTCCGATTGCGCTGAACACTGATGACACGATACCTCTTACAGCGTTGAATATACCACCAAAGAAGCCAGCTACTGCATTCCATGCCCCAACCAGTACATTCCAAGCTGAAACAGCAAAGCTACCAATTGCGCTGAATACTGTTGAAACTACTGAACTAACAGCATTAAATATTCCACTAAAGAAACCTGTAACCCCTGCCCATGCTGTTTGAATTCCAGTGACAATAGTCGTCCATAAGGTAGTAAAGAATGTTGTTATTCCGTTCCAAATATTTTGAATACCTTGTATAATTCCGCTAAACCAATCAACTAAGCCTTGCCAAATACCTTTTGCTCCGTCAACTACTCCGTTCCATATATCAGCAAACCATTGTCCGATACCGCTAAAGAACGAAACTATTCCGCCCCATGCACTCTTCAAGAAGTCTATAAAACTAGCCCAAGCCTTTTTACCTGTTTCGGTTTGAGTGAAGAAATAAACTAAACCAGCAACAACCGCTGCGATCGCTATACCAAGAGCTACGAATGGATTTATAGCCATAACAGCATTGAAAGCACCCATTACTCCTGTTCCTGCTTGAATTGCTGTTTGTAACTTTTTGAAAGCACTGATAGCAGTGATTATTCCAGAACCAATTTTAAAAGCTACAAAACCTGCTGTTAAGGCAACTAAAGACGTTTTTAAAGTATCAATCGCTCCTTTGCTTTCACTAAATTTTTTTGCAAAATCAGCAATTTTCTTTATGACGTCAGCTAAACCTTTTGCCAAATTAGCAATAGTTTTACTTACGTTCTCCACAGAACCAGCACTTTCGCCAGTTTTTGAATCTATACCAGCAAATGATTCTATTAGTTGTCCGATTATACTTAAAACTGAACCGAAAGTTGATTTTAAACCGTCCCAAATTTTAGACAAAGAACTTAAAGCTCCTTTTTTTTCTAATGCTCCCCATAGTTCTTTGACATACTTAACTATACTATCTAATGCTTTACCAGCACTTTCGCCCCAACCTGCCATTTTATCAATTATAGAACTAATAATGGGAGTTAAAGCGTCAAGTGTAGGAAGTAATGCTAGTGATAATGTTTCATTGAAACTATCCCAAGCGTCACCAATAGTAGTTACTCCTCCAGCACCTGCTTTACCAAGTTTCTGCATAGCCTTATCCAGCATTTCAACCGATATAGCACCCTTTTCACTAGCGCCAGCAAACGAACCATACTGTTTTAACGCTGGGTTCATTTCCATAACAGTCGATTTAAGCGCTGAACCAAGAGCTGTGTTATTATCTGTTAGCTGATTGATGTTTTCAGCAGTAACTTTTCCAGCTGCTGACATTTGACCATAAGCCTGAACGACACCTTTAAGGTTTTCTCCAGTACCACCAAATGCTTGGTTAGCTTTTACTAATGCTTCTGTTTTACCGACCGCTTTTTTAGCAGTATCGCCTAAACCAATGAACGTTGTTGAAAGTTTTAAAGTATCTTCGGTATTTGCATTTGTTTCTTTAGCAAGATTCTGCATAGATTTGCTTACATAGTTAAAATCTTGCCCATTGCCCTTGAACTTCATTGTATTTTGCAATGAAATCATGGCTTTTTGAGTATCCATTGCGGCAGATACCCAACCTTTTAAGCCATTACCGACAGCACTAACAGCACTTGAACCAATTTGCCTGAATACACCTACAGCAATCTCTCTAAGGCCACTAAATCGTGACTTCATGCCATCAATTCCGCTATTAACGCCCTTAGTATCCATTTTAGCTTCAATGTTCCAAGAGCCTGAACTAATAGCACTCTCGACTTGCTTAATTTCGCCCTCTAGCCTATTAGCTTGTGTTTCTGCTGTGCCTAAATCTCTAGTAAGTTGTAGCCATTTCTTTTGACCTGCTGACGTCCCTTTGTCAACCGTAGAAAGTTCTTCTTTTAATTTTGTTGCTTTGTCACGTGATAAGCCCAACTGCGTTTGTAAGTTCTTTTGCAATTGCGCCATTTTACCGGTATTTGTTGGGTCAAGTTTTAGAGCTTCACGTAAGTTTTTAGCTTCTCCTCTAAGCCCTGACATTGCGGTATTAACGCCTTTAAGTGAGTTCTCGAATTTAGTTGTATTACCGTATATCTCGACCTCAAATGTTGCATTACTTGCCATTACATACCCTTTCTTTTACGCCTTTTCTCTTTTTCTTTTTCCTCTTTCTTTTTCTCTGCAATAAGTTCGATTATTTTATAAACAAGTTCTAGTTCCATTTCCATGAACTGTGTTATATCAATTCCATTATTGCCCAAAACAGTCAAAAGTTCTAAAGTTTTATTTTCCCTTACAGTATCTTTCTTTTTCTTAATCAATGAACTAGAAGAAAAGAAGACCATATCGTCTTCCGTTTCCTCTTTTTCTTTAATAAAAACAGTCTTACAGAAGATATTGATTAACTCGTTAGTTGTAGGAAGCTCTGTTTTGTCGTCTAAGGCATTTTGCATTCCTCCGTTACAATCTACCCAAAGTATCAACAACTTGTCTGTAAAGCTCTCCATTTGCTCTGTAAAGTCATCAGGAATATATCCAGCGACAAAAGAATTTTGTAGGTCTGCAAAGTCTTTTAAATCTGTAATAAAGTCCGAACCAGTTAGTTCTAAGTATCTAATTGCATGTTTTAAAATCATTTACAGTCCTTTCAGCTCATTAAATCTCTTTCTGCCACAGTTCGACAAGTTCTTTAAGTCCTTTACCGGCAGTATCGAACTCAAAGTTAGAACGGAAGTCAGAGAAGTCACTTTTAGCTTTTACAATGTTATCTTGAAAAAGAGCCAAGTATAGACCATATTGAACGAACTCCATTAGGTCAGTAATTTCTCCGTCTTCTTTTTTTAGCTCTGTATCCATTGCCTTTTGTTGCTGAAAAAGGTCTTTACCTGTAATCATTTTAAATTTACGTGCTGTACTCAATTGTTTTGCCATTTTATTTTATATTCCTTTACTTAATTAATTTTTAGTCTTATGAATGGTCAGTTACTGAAACTCCTGAGGTAACATCTTGATATCCGTCAGCGGAGAACGTTACGAGATGGACACCGGGCGCAAGGTGTCCGTTGGTTTCTACTTTTCCTTGTGCGTCTTTAATCACTGATGTTACTTTTACAGTTCCACCCTTAGAATCTTTCAAAGTGTCAGGCACTACGATTGTTCCGTCATTTCCTCCACGTCTAGTAGTAGTTACATTCGGAATAACAGGAGCTACTAATGTAACAGCACCAGCTAGAACTGTATCAGGTTGCATGATGAACAGTCCACTTTCCATTTTCTTAGCAAAGTCTTTTGCTTGTTCGCCCCAAATTTCATATTCAATAGCAGCTACATTTTTACCATTATTCAAATAAATGTCTGAATCAGTAGCTTGTACTGCCAACGTCCATTGGATAGGGTCTACACCGTCTACTGAATCTGTTTCTGATTCTTTCGTTGGTTCTGCTGTAGGTTTCAATTTAGGATAAACGACTACACGATAACCGTCAATAAATTCTCCTGTAACTTTATCACGTTTGCGCCCTTTAATTAGGTACTGAACACATTTTGTTTTCCAATTACCAGTAGGAGACCAACCCAAACCATTCGCTGTTCTTTGTTGACCTAAGATATCCTCTTTAAGCGCTTGGTCTGTTTGAATAAATACCATTTCGCCTTGAAGTAAGGTAGCTCCTTTTTTCACTCCATGGTCTGGTACGTCATCGGCTGGATAGCTGTTAGTTTCCGCTTGGTCCTCCATTGAGCCAACCGATACTAAACCAGTTACAATTTTATGGTTAGTGAACTCTGGTTTTCCGTTACTCCCCTTAGCCATATCAGCTACGATTAGAGCTTCATTACCAAAGAAAATCTCACGTGAATTATAATCTAATTTCATTTTCTCTCTTTTCTATAATTTCATTGAATTAGCATAGTTAGCGCCTTTTTTCAATGTTGTTTTGACGTCTTGCATACCTTTTTTTTCAACCAAGAAATACATACCATGATAACCACTAGTATAATTAGCTCTAGTACCTGCATTAACTACTACTTTATCGCCTTTTTTAACTTGTTTTAAGTTTCCTGCCAATTGCCCAGTATTTTGATACCTAGCATAAGTATAGGTATGACCGTGGCTTCTGATTAATCTAGTCCTTCGGCTTGCGCTATTTGCCTTCGCCTTAAACTCTGCTTCAAACCAATCGCCCATGCGTTCTGTTACTTTAGTTTGCATTTCTTTAGCTATGCTTGATGTATTAAGTAAATTCATTGCCATGCTTGACCACCTGCACCACAAGGTAAATAAACAGTACCAGTATAATTGTACAAATGGCTATTCTCTGACCAGTCCGTCATATTCCAACCGTTTTGTAAAACATCTCCGACTAGTCCAACAAGTTCATCGTCAACATCTTTAACAGATAAAACAACTTGATAATAGTAACCCATGACAAAGCTCGTATTATCCATTTTAAGCACCTTTGAGTCACTAAGTGACAAATATACCGTCTTGTCTTCTATCGTGTCCTTAACGCCTAAAATAACGTCATTTAAAGGCATTGTAAGTAAATTGTTGTACCAATCTATATAAGAATCAAATTCGTTCATAGTCCGTTACTTACGACTCCTTCTAAAATCACCTTGTTATTCTTAGGGTCTCTTTCCCATGTTGTACGCTTGAAAGTTTCGCCTTTTTCGTCTAAGAAATAGTTGAAAATCAAGTCTTCCATTTCTCCGATTCCGTTAAGCTCGTATCTTACGTTTTTACCTAGCCCAATCATAGAAAACTCATCAAGTCTTGTCTGACTAATTCTCTGTTTGACTGCTGGTAAAACGATAGGCTTTATAACATTAGCTTCTGCACCGTTCTTCTTCTTAACAGTCGTCTCTACTTGCAATGTAACTTGTGAAAATATCATCAAATACCTCCATAATACATTAACTCTTGTAAAGAAGCCAAACGTTTCATTTCAGCATTTCGCCATTGTTCTGCTGGTTCATCAACAATATTAAGCCGACAATAGCAAGAAATAAAGTCTTTAACTAATACACTTGTTTCGTCAGCTTTAATACCATTTTTTTCTAGCAATTTAATAGCTATCGAACGGAATAGGATAAGTTTACTATCATAAGCTGTTACTGAAATCGGAATACCACAATAGACCTTAATATAATCTATCATTTACTTCCTCCATTTTATTCTTATGAAACTGTAATTACTGCACCAGCGTTATAAGTTTCAACATGACCGCTTGTTAGTGTTTCCACCAAAATCATATTGCTATTAGTTTTCCATTCAAAAGCGTCTACTTTTGTAAGGTCTTGCATATCGATGTGATATTTTTGGTCTACTAATACAGTAGGTTTGAGTGCTTTTGAACCTGTGTAGACAATGATTTCATCTACTCCAACTTCTGAAGCAATTTCAGCGTCATCGTTTTTAATGCGAACATGAGCATTTGCAGTTGCTTGGCGTAACTCATCTAACAAGGCTTTGCGGTCTTCTGCTTTAACAATCAAATAACGACGACCAGCAGTAGGACGAACAAAGTCAACCGCTTCTTCAATAGCGTCAGCAAATGGAGTTTTGCCAGCTGATTTAGCTTTTGTAGTAATCTTTTTGATTTTTTTGACGTCTGCTTCTTTGTCAATTGATTTAAAACCGTTTGTTCCGTCTCCCTCAACAAGAGCAAGGTCAACGATTTTATTTACAATTGCTTGTGTAAGTTCTGCTACAATCAAGTTGTAAAGTTCAGAATATGACATTTGAAGTCGTTTGACACGTTCAGCAAGTGATTGCAATTTATAAACCATTACAGGTTCAAGAGTGTCAATAGTGAGTGTTGCAGCCTGTTCTGTTTTTTGTTGTCCGTCTTTGTGGACTTGGGCTTCATTATCTGAATCAAATGAGCGTGATACAAGCAAAGCACCAACATTTGTAACATGGAATACTTTGAATACTGGGTTAGTATTTAGCAAGGCTGTGTTGATTGATTCAACCAATTTACGTGGAAGCTCAAAAGTTTTATCTGTAACAGTTACACCATTTTCAGCAAGTTTTGCATTCCAAGCGTTTTTAATTTCTGATTTTCCAGAGTTCTTTTTCAATACATCAAAAAATTCTGTTACAGCGTTTTGTGATTCAATAAAGTTTGTCATTTTAGATTTTCCTTCTTGTTTTTCTTCCTGTGCGTTAAGTTCGTTCTCAATTTTGATAATTTCAATTGAATTTTCTGAAAGTGTTTTTTCTAATTCTTGTACTTTTGGCAAGTCTTCAATTGCGTTTTTTACTTCAAAGCCACTAATTTGAGATTTTAAAGATACATTATTTTCTTTAAGTTCTGCCAAGCGGTTTTGTTTTTCGATTAAATCAGGTTTATTCATATTTCTTTTTAATATCCTCAATTTCTTTCAAAGCGTTACGGCTTTCAATAATTTTGTTGCGTTCTTCTGTAAGTTCTTCGCCTAAGGCGTTTTGAATAAATTTTGCATTAGGGTCTGCTGGTACTGAAACAAGAGAAATTTCTTTAAATTGTGCTTTATTTACAACTAGAGCGTCATTTTCATTAAACTCATAATCTGTAATGTAATAGGCAATTGATAGTGAATCAAATGCTCCATTTTCAACAGCCTTATTAATGTTTGGTGCATTGTCATAAAGCGTAAAGTCAGTCAGGTATTTATTAGAAGCTAAGTCATAATAGACTTTTGCGTCCCCAATTACTTCACTAGATCCAGCACCATGTTCATATAGCAATGGATATCGTTCTCTAGCAAACTCAATACAGTTAGGGGTCAAGATAATACCGTTACGATTCTCTACACCAACTTCTGAACCAATGCCTTGGAACGACTTAGAACCGTCCTCGTTTTCAGTTACTTTAATTTCAGCACTATTGGTTATTAGTTTCATCTGTGCTTGTTACGTCCTTTCTGCTGCCTTGTAGGTCACTTAGGTTTTTAACAGCTACCGCATTAAGGTTTGAAACATAAATATCTCCACCCTCAATAGGTTGCTCGCCCATTTTAACAAGAAGTTGATTCTGTGTAAAAATAGGAGCGTTAATATTTTCGTGGTACAAGTCAATTAATTCTTTCAAAGTTGCAAACTTGAATAGCTGGTTATCTACGATTATGCGTTCATAATACAAATTACCTTTAACTACTCGTCTGCGGTTTGTTGAAATCAGTTTATACGTCAGTTCCTTTTCAAGTTGAATTAGTAAAGGAATGATAGTAGAATTATAAAAATAAATTTGCTGTTCCTGTGAAGCTGTACCAAGCAAAATATTTTCATTCATAAAGTAACTCGTCAAAAGTTCCGATTTAATAAGGTCAATTTCATCTTTATTTAAAACGGAATAATCTTTTTTAAGCTCTACAATTTCCGTCTTGTTATCAATTGGTGTCAAACCGTTGTAGCTCGAACCCTCTTGCAAGTTTTTAATGGTCGACATGGCTTTTTCTCGATACTCTTGTGTATTATCAATATCAAGAAAGGCATTAATTTTCAACAAGCCACGCAATTTACCTTGTTCTAGCTTAGTTTGAATACTAGCTAAAGCATTATCTAAAATACTTGTATCTTCATTGATATAAAAAGGACTGGTAAGCCTTACTAATTCTTCAGGTTTACGTTCTTTTTTATCATCAGCAAGAAGTAAATCTAATAAATATCCTGTTTTACTGTCAAAGATAGGGTACAGGTCAATATATCGAGTTGTAAGCAACTTTTTAATTACTTTCTTCCAAAACTCCATGCTATTGCGTTCGCCCTTAGGACTCCAATTAAGTACTTCATCTAAGTCAGATCCTGCCATACTAATCAAAGTATCAGAACCAACATCAGACTTTTTATATTTAACATGATTAAATTCTACTTTTGTTATTTCATTAGCGATTTTATTATGAATGTTAGTCACAAAGGCACTTGTATATTCTACCGCTTCATTTTGCCACGCTGTAACTCTTTGAGTATCATTGTTTAGTTTTCCACGTGAAAATGATACCACTTTTCCGAATAAGTTCAATTTTTCCCCTTTCTACCATAAACTCACGCCCTTCCCTCGTTTATACTCGCCTGTTTTCTTGTTATGGCAAGACTTACAAAGGAGTTGTAGATTATCGGGGTTCAGCGCTATTTTCCAATCATCAAGGTTTTCCCAAGTTAGCTCTATAATATGGTCTACTTCGTATTTTTTAGCACCGAATGCACCACATCTTACGCAAGTCATTTTGTCGCGTTGTCTAACATAATCACGGACTGCCAACCATTCTTTTTTATTGTACCAGCCACTCTCTCTGACTGTGTCAACGTTATACTTCATCTGACACCGCCATTTCTAAAGCCATTGTCAAAGCAACAGTAGGGTCAATTTTATCTTTTTCAAGTTTTTTAGTATACATATAGTCCCCACTTTTTCCGATTTTAACAGCAGTATTATTTAAAGCCCATTGCATGACTTTTTGGTTATGGATAAGTTTATTTTCGACTAATTTAGATTTTAATAGCCTGATATAATCGTTCATTGAGAAACCTTGTCGAATTGCTCTTTGGTTATCTCCGTCTTTATCAAAGAAGTAACGCTCAATCAACCCTTTTAAAATTTCATAGCGTGCTGGGTCATATCCTACTTTTCTAAGTCTGCACCCTGTCTTACTTCTAAAATCATTAATATACGGTATTAAGTCGTTTACATTGATATATTCCGTATCTAGTAAAATTAGTTCGCCCCTGTCAATAAATTCCGTCCATACTTCCTGCTGTTCTGTGTCTAGTTGCTCATATTGCGACCGTACAGAGAAAGTTAGCGTGTGGCTGTAAGTTTTACCTTCTAACTCACAAACGAACGACACAGCGGTTAAGTCGCCAATTAAGGATAGGTCAATTCCGACATAAGTTCTATTTTTATTAAATACAGATAAGTTAAATTCTGTTAGTTTAGTATCCTGCGGAGTGAAGTAGTAAGCTGTGTCCTGCATAGGTAGGCCCATATTAAACGCTAAGAACTTATTCTGTAACGCTGGATCTCCTTGCGCAAGTTCGTACTCTTCAATAACTCCCGACCACTTAGGGACATGACCGATAAGAGGTAAAGCCATAGTCCAATTCTTTTTATCTTTGACCTGCTCATGATTTTCTAGCATGTAAAGTAAGCCGAACGACCTATCATTGTAAAATTCTTCTTCTGATTTGAAACGCTCAACAAGTTTATCATATAGTCCGTCTCGTTTAAGTCCGCCTGAAGTGATATAAATACTTTGCCAGTTGTCTTGTTTTTGACGTGAACCTTTATTGACTGATTCTGTTATATCTTCGCCATAGGTATGAACTTCATCGAAAATATTGAGTGAACTATTACCACCTTGCGCCCTCAAAGTATCATTTGTTTGCTTTTTGAAAGTGGTTTTAAAAGAAGTAAATTCTAGCCCTTGTTTTGTACTCTTGAAAATCTTGTTTTCATTGTACACTCTTAATGTATCACTTGCTTCCGTTTGATTCCTAACTTGGTCAAATACGTGTCTAGCCTGTGTATTATCATATGCAATAACCAAGCTCTCTCCACCATATTGTCCGCCTAAAATCATCCAGTTAAGCACGCGCGTAGCCATTAAACTAGACTTACCTGAACCACGACCTAAATTAAGAAAAATTTCATTAACTAGGTTGACTTGTACACCTTTTTCATCAATCATATCATAACCAAGCATTAACTCGTACCAATATTTTTGCGTAGGGTGTAGCTTGATTTTCATTAAATTACCAGTAGTAAGGTAAAAATTATCCTCTATCCACTCGATAGCCTGCGTAACTCTATCATAACGATAAATATATTTCTCATGAATTCTGATTTGCTTTTTAATAGTTTTACGCATATATTTGTTTAGCTCTATGCCATGTTCTTTATTATAAGCTAACATTTGATTCATGTAATACATTTTATCCCTCGAATTCTACATTCAATATACCTTTTTTTATTCTATTCTTAACAGTTGTTCTATTTAGTCCCATTTTTCTAGCCAATTCATTTATGCTATTAAATTTTAACCCTTTATAAGTTACACTTCTCATTCAAACCCCTCTGGTGCTTTAATTTCTGGTGTTTTATACTTACTTAGTTTATAGTCGTCAAGTTCTTCGATTTTAGCTTTAAGGTCATTAGAGCTTGATTCTTCCTGTTGCAATCTCCGCCATTCAGTAGGGTTATAAAGTTCAGGGTTTCCAGCCTTAGCAACCATCATTGCTACTAAGCTATCTTTGTCAAGTTCTTTTTCTTTAACCTTTACTTTTTCAACGTTTCCGTCAGCGTCATAGATTGTTTCTGTTTCCTTTAGCGTTCTGACCGTCAGTTTGCTCGCTAAGGCACTTTCGGCTAGTTCTAGTAGATTTGCCCTAGCAATGCTTTTAGCTTCATCATACGCCTTTATATTGTCATCTCGCCACTTTCTAAAAGTTTTAGCCGAACAATGCAAACTGGTGTAGATCTCTCTATCGTTACAGCCTGATTCAATTTTATCAATGATTTGACTAAAAAGCGGTTCTTCATACATCTTAGGTAAAATTGTGGGTCTGCCACCGTTTTGTGTTTGCAT